AACCATTTTATATGTGGTTCTTGTGTATAATTTTTATATTCGGATTTATTTCTGATACCTCTTATGACCTGACTAATTACAAATATAGCCACATTTACAAATAGCCATGTTACAGCTTCTTGTACAAAACTTTCTTTTATTAATGATTTTAACTTTATCATATTATTTACAGGTCTTCCAACCACCACCTTTTGATTTGTAATTTTTTGCAGCCCATCCATTTGCATATGCTGATGGATATACATCAAACTTTCTTTTAGCTGCCGCTTTTGATGCTGACCACTTTTCTGGGTCAGTTGGACAATTCTTTTCTAAAAATAATTCTAAAGCTTCTTCTACCAACTCGTTTTTCTTTCTACCCTGACAATGTGCTTTTTGTGAGAATCCTTTTGGGTTGTTACAATCAATAGAGCGCTTATACTTCTGGCTCCATTTTTCATTAATTATATCGGTTAGCTTTATCATAGTTTAACTTTTTGCTATTATATCATTACCAGTCCAATCACCATTTCTTACTTCAATTCTATCATTGTATTGAAATGCTGACCATTTGCCTGGTAGTTTTCCTATATTCTTCTTAATATAAGATAAATATATTCTACCTCTTTTTGAATCAACATCACTTTCAAGTCCTTTGAAATCTGCTTTTGGATAAATGTGAATTCCATTTACCTTAATATCATCATCAACACCTTTCACAAAATCTTTTATAGTTTCAATTACAGTAGCCATTAAACTATACATTTCTCCAAAACCGGTTTCATATTCATCCCTTGCTCTCTTTACATTAAATCCAATTGAAACTTCCATTTCGTATTTATCTTTTGGTGGGTCTTTTCTTTTTTGACCAGGTAATACCAAAATCATAGGGTTCTTTTTTCTTAAAATACAAGCAAATTTTACCAAATAACGAGACTTATCACCAATTACTTCATACACAAAATCTTTTTGCTTTGTATATTTGTCAATTGTTGATGCCGTTTTTAGTGATTTGAAAAATGAACTGAAATTACCTTTTCTATTGTATGAAAATGGTTTTGCTGAACCTTCTCCAACCTCTGATAATATCTTTTTTAGTGAAATCATTATGCACCTGTCTTAACAAATGTTGGTTTTTGACCTTTTGATTTTTCACCGCCTTTCTTAGCATCTCCTGCTTTTGATTGTGCAGCTCTTTTTCTTTTTACAAATGCCGCTCTACCATCAGGTCCTAACTTAGCTGCTTTTTCTTTTGATAGGCAAGCTGCGTATGGGTCTCCTGCTTTTGAATCACCACACTTACCAACCTTCTTACCTTGTGCATTGTATCTATCCCAACCACCACCAGTTGTAGAACCAGTCTTGCCCTTACCAAACCACTTACGAAGGTCTTCTCCTAATATGTCTTTAAGTAATATCATTAGTTGATGTAAGCGTTTAGTTCATATTCGTTTTGCCCACCATACATACTTCTAACTAAAGAACCATCAGAATCTCTTTTGAAAGTACCCATATTATAAACTTGAATATGTAGCATTTTCTTTTGTGGTTTTCCATCTTTAGTTAATTCAATTGAAAATCTATTTGTCTTACCAGCAGATGGTTTTCTAGGGCCCATTCCTATTTTTCTAAAAGAATCTTCATCATCAACTTCATATCCTTTTTTCTCCGCATATGCTTTAGCTGTAGCTATTGCTGCTGAGTATGTTTTATGATATACTTGATAATCTGATTTTGCTTCTGTTATTAAATCTTTTAACTTTATCATATTAAAATGCTATTGTTACTAAATCACCATCAGCTTCTATCCAACGAACTTTAAGTGCTAATAACTTTTTTAGTGTATTAGCATCAAATCTATATCCGCTACCAAAGTTACCACTTGCTTCTATATCAACAATCATTCCGTGAATACCATCAAATATTTGAGAGTGCTTTCCACCTATGATTTTTTCAAATGCTTGAACCTGCTTTTGATGAACTGGTTTCAATTCTTTATACATCACTTCCGATGCTTCGTTAATTTGTGTTAGCTTTATCATTATTTTTTAACTTTAATTTTCCAATAAGTACCAAATCCAACATAAGGTGAGAATGAACCATTAGTTCCATCAGTAGTTCTATTGTTTACACCTAAACCAAATTGATAAATTTTATCTTTTTTAGTTTTTAAGATTAAACCAGCTCCAACTGCAGATACATAATCTTCTTTGTTAAACCCAGCATTCAAACCATAATAAAGTTGTGCTTTTGCAGGTTCTTTAACAATAAGTTCTTCTTTGATGATTCTTTCTTTTACTTTAGCATCCCAAGTTCTACCTAATATTCTATTCTTTGTGATAGTATCCGTTAATGCAATAGTTCCCAATCCACCATCTAAAGTTAGGGTATCTTTGTAAACAATCTTTGCTAAGTAATCTTTAAGGATTGCTGCACTATCTACATTTATCATTTCTTTAAGTACTAAAGTATCTACATCAATTACTTCATGTACAATATCTTTTCCTTTCTTAGTAACTACTTTTACTTTCTCTACTTCAACAGTATCTATCGTATGTTTTATAACTTCGTATTTTTTACCATCAATTCTGATAGTTCTTCCGCCTGGCATAACTCCACCTGGGTTAAACCATTGTAATAAAATCCAAATTACCAATGCGGCAATGGCAATGTTTTTGAAATTAACAAATTTTTTCATAAGGTATTATTTTTGTGTATAAATATTTACAAAACCAATTTAGAACCAATTTGGAAGTTGTTCATAATAGTAAACTTAGGTTCTAAAGATAATACAGCCCTATAAGCTGCTGAAAATGCGAATCTTTTACTAAGTCTGAAATCATATCCACTTCCCACAACAAAACCAGGTATTCTTGTCACCAATGTTCCCTTTGTTGATGGATTGTAACTAATTGGTGAATTCATATAGAATATTTGTGGTGAAATTGTGGTTTTACGATTGATTTGGTAAGGTTTAGTCCAAAATCCCACAAATGATGTCAACAAATTCAAATTATATTTTTGAGTCATTGGATTTTTAATTTGTAATGCAATAACACCAACATTGTATCCATAAGTTCCCCATTTAGGATGTGGTTTTACATAGGTATATCCTAACATTTGCATCCAAGTTCCTTTCAGATACGCTGCGGTTACTGAATATGAATGAATACCATTTAATTTACCTTCTTCAAAATCCATCTTTGTCATACCACCACTAACTGCGTATTGGTCTAACGTACTCCAAATAAGTGCGGTAGCAGAATAAGATTTATCACCCATAAGAGATGATTTAGATATACCAACACTTGCCAATGCTGCATATTTTCCTTCCATATCTTGAGTTCCTGCTAAATCTGCTGAAACTAACATAGGATTTACTGCATTCTTTCCTTTCTTTTTATCATCCTTCTTTTCCTCTTTTTTCTCCTCTTTCTTTTCTTCCTTTTTTTCTTCGGATTTAGATTCTTCTTTCTTTTCTTCCGATTTACTTTCACTCTTTTGCTCTTCCTGCTTCTGCTCAGATTTTTGTTCACTCTTTTGTTCTGATGAAGATGATGAACTACTACTCTCCGATTTAGTTTCAGAAGATGAAGATGATGAGCTGCTTGAGCTGGATGAAGATGAACCAGAACTACTGCTAGAACTTCCAGAAGTAGTGCTTCCTGATGATGAAGATGTAGGTGGTGGTGTAGAACTAGCCGATGAAGATGCTGCCGCTGATGCGGAACTGCTTGCTGCTGAACTTGCTGATGATGAAGCGGCTGAACTAGCAGCAGATGATGCAGCTGAACTTGCTGCCGATGCCGCTGCTGATGCTGCTTGGGATGTTGCCTGATTTACAGTTTGGTTTACAGTTTGTTGCACCACCTGATTAGTAGGACAACCCATTGTAGAATATTGTGCGTAAACGGTTGTCAACCAAGCCTGTGTAACACCACTCATTACTTCAGTTGCAGTAAATGTTCTGACCTGATTATAGAATGATACCACATAGTTACCATTCACCATTTGTGTTGTAACTAGCTTTAATTCACCAGTACACTTGTCCACATAGGATTGGGTATAAGTTTGCCCGCTCACATTTTGTGTGAACAGGCAACTTAATACCAATAAAAAAATACTTAGATATTTTACCATTTTAGAAATTAAGTCCTAAACCAAATTGGACATAATCTCTAATAGGGTCAGTGTCAAACTTGATTGTAAAGTTTTTAATGTCATACATAACACCGACCTTCGCTGTAACAAAATTTGAATTGTACTTAGGGAAAGTTATTTCACCCAAAGCATCTTTACCTCTCCATCTTACTATCTCTCTACCAGCACCTATCATTGTATGGAAGCCGGTTCTTTTGTATCGGATACCACCACCAACATAAAACGTTCTTTCTTTTTTAAGGTCTGAAATTAGTGGGAAATCTACTCTACCAATTGTACCATAAGGAAAGAAAGTAGAACGGTCAGTTGCATAAGTTGAAACAAAATCCATTATGAAATATCCTTTGTTACCAACTGCGAAATAACCACCGATTTGTTCGTTTGTTGTTTTGTGTAAACCAAAATTTATGATAGGTTTTTTACCTCTTATAGTATCTTTCCTACCATCATTGTAAACATATACTCTTGCAGGTTGACGGTATCCCCAATCATTCCAATACCACATAGGAGTATAGAAGTTCCAACCGAAACCAGGTGCTCCCCACATATCCCATCTATTCCAACCCCATCCCCAATTATTCCAACCCCAAGGATTGTTGTTGATGATGATGTTTGAGCCAGGCTTTGTTTGTGGTCTATTAAAATCTCTAGGTGAAGAATTTCTCCACATACTAATATCACTTCTCTGTCCTTGAACAGATGGAGTTGATACTCTAGGTTGTGGTGGATTAGTTCTCCAAGAGGAGACTTGAGATAATGCAACTAATGGTAGTAACATTATTAAGAATAATAGTTTTTTCATAGGTCCTCCTTTTTGTACCTATAAATATAAAAAAAGGGAGTTTAGTACTCCCTTTCGTTTTAATTACCTTTTGTTGGAAATCTAGTCCATCCATTAACCCATATTGGTTTATCTAATTCAGGTATTACCACATCTATTTCCTTATTACCTTTACCTAATGCTAAAGTTTTAAGTTGTTCATTTGTTAAAATTGTGGTTGCTCTACTGATAAAGTTTAGGGTAGGATTAAATGTTCCTACTGAATTGTTTTCAAATACAGAAACACCATCTTTTACGAATTGTGCTGTTTCATTACTTTCTAAACTCAATCCACCTTTCATCCATCCCCAAATTACACTATTCTTCATTGTGAATTGAGTCCCTCTCCTAAATCTTAAACCTAAGTTATGGTTTGCTAATGCAGTTGAGGTATTAGGTCCAACTAAAATCATATTGAATAGTTTTGGATGTGTATATGGAGTTGCGGTTGAACCTGTTCCATCGTTATCACACTCAATACCATTTCCAGCATCTCCGTTATCTACAAATTGTGGGTCTCTCTTTGCCACACCATTTGTAATAGTTCCAGTATATCCAAAATCAAAGTCAAAATCATCATCTGCGGTTGCGAATGCATATAAGTTTTTAGCATTTACAGTTCCACCAAAAAATTCAAATGCATCATCGTTAGCGTAAATAGTTTGAACATTCTCAATGATTGTTCCACTACCAACACCACCCAATGTTAGTGCGTTAATTTCGGAGTTTGGCATTGCTGCGATTCCAGCGTATTCAATTCTTACATATTTTAGAACACCACTATTATCAGCAGGTAGTGTACCACCATAAGGTCTACCAATACCACCTTCAATAGTTGGTTCTGATGTTCTATTAGTTGGAGCTATACCCAATATTACAATACCACCCCAATCACCAGGTGCTTTCTCACCATCTGGTTTTCCTGATGTAAATACGATTGGCTTTTGTGCAGTTCCTTCCGCAATTATTTGTGCACCTCTTTCGATACACAATGCACCCTTTTCAGCAACATCAGATACAATCTTTGTACCCGGTTGAATTCTTAATTGTGAACCATTTGTGATATAAACATATCCTTTTAATATCCACACTTTATCTGCGGTTAGTGTGATAGTTTCTTTGTATGTTCCACTTAATGTTGTTGAAAGGGGAACATTTACAGGCGGTTCATATCCACCTAAATTTTTTTCGCAACTGAATAATCCTAAGATTAAAATAAGTCCTAATAATTTTCTCATAGTGTTAAATTTAATGTTAATGAAATTGTTTGTTCGTTGTTTGTTTTTATCAAATTTCGTTTTGTTTGTAACTTTTGATAATAAACCGATGGTTGTGCAAGTATATCTGCTACCGCAAATTTAAGTTCTCCTTTTTTTAATTTATGTAGAAACACAATATCTATTACATCTCTAGCGTTTTCAAAAATATCAGAGTAACCTTGGAAACCAACTGCTGATATTCTATCTCCAACTCTATTATATGAAATATTTAATGTTTCATTTTTCTTATGTATGTTTATACCAGAATTAATAACATAGTTTGATTGTCCTTGCAATTGTCTTCTAATTCCATTTGCATTTACTTGCGAATTCATTACCGAAGTGTTTGTATAAAAATCAAACCAACCATTTATCTTTTTTCTGATTTCCAATTCTACACCATATATTGTTGCTTGTTTTGGATTTGTGTAAGTTAAAAGAAGATTGGAAGGAACTGAACCATCCGCTACTATTTGTTCAATTGGATTTACAAAGTTTTTACCAAACGCAGAAATGAATATACTTTCTTTATTTGATGGATAGTATTCCCATTTAAGGTCTACATTATAGATGTCAGATTTTTTAAGATTTGAATTACCCAATAATTGTGCGTTTCTTACAAAATCATAATAAGCAAAATTAGCCACTTCTCTAAATTCAGGTCTTGCTAATGTTTTACTCATTGAAAATCTATACTTACTTTTTTCTTCGTTGTATGAAAGATTTAATGAAGGTAACAAATCCAAATACTCTCTATCTACATTTATTTGTATTCCGCTAAAATCAGATGTATTAACTCTAAAGATATTATATTCAGTTCTCAATCCACTATTCAATTTCCATTTACCCCACTCACCATCATACATTACATAACCATTACCTAAATCAAAATCTGCGGTGTATCTATCGGTGTTGTTTGTTATTTCATCCAACATATCAACTGCGGTATATCTAAAAACTCTTGCGTTAAATCCTCTAATCTTTTTTAGATAACCACCACCAACTTTTATCTTACCAAAATCTTTGTTAATGTTACCATTCATTCCGTTCTCATCCATAATTGACCAGAAACGATATGTGTCTCTCCATGCGGTTGCATATGGTTCGTTTACACCCAATGATTTTGTAATTGGATTAACTCTATAATCAGGTTGTTCTCTAAAAATAAAATTATATCCTACATTAAAATCCCATGTCTTAATCTTACCGTCTAATTGTGAATTAAGAACAAAGTTGCGGATATGATTAGAAGAATTACTTAATACATTCTGAACATTATCATAGTTCTCACCAACTCTATTCATATACGAGTCATCAGTTTGATAACTTACTAATGTTTTCCAACTATATCGGTTTTCACCCAAATAAGTTAAGTTAAGTAATCCATTTGCTTGAAATCTTTTTGAGTAAAGTGTATCTTTGTAATCGTATGCCAATTCAGTTGAAGATTGATAATCAGTTCTTTCAATATAGTTTAGATTGAATGAGTTTCGTATTGTAGAACTAAGTAAAGCATTAAACTTACCCTTCTTATATCCAAATGAAAGTGCTCCATTTGTATTAAGTGGAGATGTAAACCCTTCGGTTGTTGGTGAACCTATTAACTTTGTAAATGCTCTCCTTTCAATGTTTGGGCTTATTCGGAAACGATAAGTGGATGGGAATGTGGAAGGAAATTCAGTAGCTTGAACTAACTTAAAATCTTTAAGAGATGAAACCGAACCCCAACCACTTCCCAATGAGATATTGAAAAAATTGTTGGAAACTTCTTTTGTAGAAACTTGCACCAATCCACCACTCCAATCACCAGGTAGATTTGCTGAAGCTGATTTAGCTATGATTATATTATCAATTAGGGATGTAGGAATTATATCAAATGAAAATGCTCTCCTATCTGGTTCGGTTGATGGCAGTAGAGTTTTATTTAACATAGCAGAATTGTAACGGTCTGCTAATCCTCTTACCAATACAAACTTATCGTTTTGAATAGTAACACCGCTTACTCTTTTAAGTGCATCACCAACGGTTCTATCGGGTGTTTTTTTAATAAACTCAACTGATAATCCATCGGATACTACATTTGAATTACGAATACTTCTTACAATGGATGCTTCGGTTATCCTTTGACCGGCAGATTTTACAGTCACTTCTGAAAGGACTTTGTTAAATAATGTATCTTGCGAAAATGTTGATAAAGGTAGTAACAGAAATAAAAGAAACGCTCTCATAAAGTTATTTTAGGTTAGTTCCCCAATAACTATGAAAGCGTTTCTCTAAATTGGTTATTTTAATATTAAGAAATTATGAAGAAATTCCACATAATGTTAGGAACTCCTTTGCATTGTGTATTACATCTTCTGATTTGAACTTTCTTAACATAGCATCTGCTATTTCCTTTCTATTGTTCATATCATCTACCATACGAATAATTTCAGCAACACCCACAACCATATCTCTATCGTTTTCGTGTCCCTGTCCTACTTCTATTTCTTTGATATTCTCTTTCTGATTCCAAAAATCCATACCACCCTTAACTACTTTTTGTATTGTTTTAAGAGCTGGGTTGTTTGGTTTTAATACTTTTTTACTTAATGTTTCTAACTCATTAAATTTTTTAATATAAAAATCTGATTTTTGTGGAGTATATGTGTATTGTGTTCCTGAAGGAATTAAATCCAATATTATTTGTTTTAACTTTTTATCATTAACTTCATAGTATAGATTCTTAAGGTCAGATACTAAATATCTGATATGAGAGTAGTTTTCTTTTAGTATATTACTTAACTTTATCATTCTCTAATCTTTTTAATACTTCTAAATTTTGTTTAATTAACTTCATTTTTTTCAAACCGCTTCTCCTACTTCTCATAGGTACTGGTTTTGGTTTTGCTTTTGCCATATCTTAACGTTTTACAGTGTTTCCAAATTCTTGTGAGAAATCGGTATCTTGCGATAAATTTAAGACCTGAACTCTACACTTTTTACATCCATGCTTTTGTGTTAATATATCTATTACTTTTTTAGCTTCACCACTTGATTTAGCTTTTGTGTATAAAATTTCCTCATCTCTTTTACCAGGAGGAATACCCCAAACAATATATTCGGTTTTGGTTGATTCTGATAATATAGTTTTTAAGCTAATCATTATTTTTCAAATACACCCTTTTTAATCATCTTGTCCAAAATGTTTGCACAAGCTATATCCAATGCTTTCTTAGTTGAAATACTAATTGTAGATTGGTTGAATTTAATTGGGTCCACAGTTGCATCAGAAAGTAAAGTAAGTTCTCTATTTGTTTTAGCTTCACCCAAACCAGATGCTGCGATGATTGAACCATTCTCAGCATTTGTAAATCTAACCTGTAAACCTAAACGAGTTACTAAGTTATCTTTGATACCATCTTTTAAGTTAATAGTTTCATCTTCTGATACTGAATAATCATATACTTCAATCTCTACAAAGTAATGTGCCAATTTAATCTTTCCTCTACCTTCAATTTTGTTTTCGGAAATACCAGCGTTTGATGCTTTGAATTGTTGCACCATTCTATTTTTAATTTCAGTCTTATCTTCGGTAAATTCAAAACGATTAAGGTTATCCAAATATTCTAATACGATATTTGCAACACCCAATCCTACTCTCTTTTCTTTTAATTCAGGGTACATTTCGTACACTTCTTCACCAATACCACATTTAAGGATTTGGATATTTTTCTTTGGACCTTCATAATCCAAATATGCAGATATATCTTTTTTCTTTTCAAAATCTGCTTTGAAATCTTCAGTTTTAGTTTTTCCTATTGTTTGAGCATGTAGGACACCCACACCACTCGTAATCAACAATATACTTAATAATACGAATAATTTTTTCATACATAGATAATTTCTTATAAATATAAAAAAAGGGAGAAACGATGTTCTCCCTTAATTTATTTACTTTACATTTGGGTCTTCAAGATTTTTGATATATTCATCAATCAATCTACTTACAGCTTCGGGCTTTTCATCAGCCTTAAACTTAACCTTTATTTTAGCCATACCAGCTTCAGTTGGATTGTAACCTGAATCAACTTCAATACCTTTGATATTGTGTTCGTATCCTTTTTTCTTAAATAAACCTAATAGAGATTTTTTAAGACTGGATACTTCTTTTTCTTCGTCACCAAATATAAGTCTACAAGTAAACTCAATATCTAGCTCATCCAATCCAATAGATGAATGGTCCGCCAAAATATAAAGAGGTACAACCAAATCCTTACCACCTATATTAAAGGTAGTGGTTTTGGGTGTACCATCTTCATTGAAATAGTTTCGGATAGCATTAATATGCTGTCTTTCACTTATACCTTGAGAAACCATGGCGGCCTCTAAGAGACCGCCAACAAGTTCCTCTACATTTAATCTTGCCATAATATAACCTTTATTTTATTTTTATCTATTACTTCTTACCACCACCAGTTGCTGGGTCTTCAGTAAGTGGAATTAAAGATGGTTCTAACATTTGAGTTAGGTAATCTGATAATTTCAACATACCTTCAGTTGCTGGTAATTGTTCAGCGTGTACTTTTACATTGTATTTAGCTGAGTTGTCAGTGCTTCTAGTGTTCTCTTTGTTTGTAGCTACTTTACCAGAAATTTTTGCATTCCAGCTCATACCCCAAAATCTACCACCAGCTGATACTTCAACACTGCTTTCAGTTTTTACATCACTTTTTTCTGTCTCTGAAGTTTTTACTTCCATAGCAAATTCAATATCTGCTGAAGTAATTGCTAATGAAGGAAGTGGTACTAATGGTAACATAGGAACTTTACTATAAATTTTTTGTAGTTTTTGTTCACCTGTTGCACCATCGGTTACAACTCTGTTCATTTCAACATCTAAAGCACGTGCTTTAGTTTTTTTAGTTTTCTCGTCCGTTACGAATGCTACTTCAGAAATATATTTCCAAGTTACTTCGTTTAATTTTGCTTGACCTTTTGCCATACCAACAATAGGTGAAACAATCAAATCTTCAATAGGAAGACCTGCGAATTGGTCTGCGATACCTGCCATAAATTTAAGTTTTTATAATTAATTTTTGTAACTTGTTTGAACATAAATATCCCAAAAAGTATAAAACACCCCAATTATCCAAATTTTACTACTCCTTGGTACTCTTTTTTGATTTTTTCTATTTCAACAAGTGCTTCCTTATATTTTTCCTTTATTTCATCATTAACTGTAAAATCCAAAACTGTCTCACAATGTGGACAGGCTGAAACTGGATGTTTGAATATAAATTCTAAAGTTAATCCCAAAGGTTGTTTGCAAGCGGGACAAGGTAGTGCCATAACATTTTATTTAGTATAAATATAAAAAAGGGAGAAACTATGTTCTCCCTTTATATTATCCTAATTCTTCTTCTTCAACTTTCTTTCCCTTCTTAGCGTTGATGAATTTATCAACTGAAGCGATACCGAATGCTCCCAATGTGATTACCATAAATCCATCAAATACAAATTCGTGGATTGGCATTTCTTTACCCATTACACCAGTGATAATATCAACTGAAAGAGTAATAACCATCATTATGAATGCACCGAAACCTACTACTGATTTTTCATTGATGTGATTGTCATCGCTGAATAGTTCTTTTAACCATCCCATAGTTTACTTATTTAGTTTATTAATGTAACCTATGCGTAACTGATTTATATTACCCTGCTTGTTCAGCATCTTCGTCTTTTATCTTTCCACATTTCAAACATTCTTCATCACCATCACCATCTTTATCACCCCAAATGTGTTCACACTGTCTATGTGCGAAATAAACATCAATCTTACCATCACCATCAAAGTCAATACCATCCATTACACCATCACCATCTTCATCAACTTCTACACCAGTTCTACCTGCTTTTGGAGTTGGAGCGGTTACAGCGTCTGTAATTTGTGATTCAACTTTTTCTTCTTTTGGTTTGTTAGCTTCTATTAGATTGATTTCATGTGCATGATTTGCAGCTTGGACAAATGCATCTGGAATAAGTGGAGTTGTAGGTTTGTTACTTTCCTTCATATCGTTTGTATGTGAAAGTGAAGTTCCATCTTCCTCATCCATTTTCTGAACTAACATCTTATCTTTATCGGTATCACTAAACCAGTAATCTATGATTTTACCATAACTACCAATGAAAGCACCTAATAATAATAAAAGAAGTTCTTTCCATTCACCTGCAATTTCGGATTTCATAAATATAGCCCCGAACATTCCTGCCATTATAAACATAAACCCACCTAATACCAATGCGGTAATCCACCATCTTCTTTTCATCATTGAATTAAGAAGGTCCTTAAAGCCGCTTGGTGGTTGTTGATTATTCTCTGCCATTTTCTTTTCGTATTCTTTCGTTATTTGCATGATTCATAGCCCATAATAAGAAGGCTATGAAAAATAATGTAACCCCAATTTTATATCCCATATATTACCACTCAGCTGGTTTCTCTTTGAACTCATCACCATCTTTCTTTTTAGGTGCTGGAGCTGCAGCTGGTTTTTCTACAACTTTTTCTCTTTCAATGATTTTAGTTGTTCCACCTGCTGATTGAGATTGCTGGTTAGAATTTGTGATGTTGATTACGGGTGCTGCTGCAGGTGCAGGAGCTGCTTCATCTCCACCGCCTGTGATTTTTGTTACACCCCAAGTACCTAAGCCCATAACCGCTGTTGTTGCAACACCGATTATTGTTTTCTTCAAACCAGACCAAGTACCATCATTTGTGCTTTCTACTTCTTCTGACATTTTGTTTTTATTTTATTGTTACAAATTTTATAACTTATTAAAATCGGTAATACCTAACATTTTACCATTTGCATCGTATAGAGCTATTCTATATGCTGATGCTGGAAATGCATTAGTATAAACCTTTAATATATTATCACCGGTGTTTGCGTACATTGTTTCTTTAGATACTACTCTATTTGCAATATCAAAGATTTTAATTGTTACGTTTTGTCCAGCTTCTAACTTTACGTTAATAGCCACTTCTGAAGTTACGAATACTGATTGTAGTTTCAAACCAGAAGCCGCTGCCATTTTTAGTTCCTCATTTGGATTTACAACTGGTGGTTGTGGATAAATATCTAATTTTCTACAGCCAACAATTAATAGTGCTCCAAACAATACTAATAATAATTTTTTCATTTTTTGTTTGTTTTTAATTAATTATCAGTAACGTTTTACCTACTTCAACACTATTCTGGTCCTCTAAGGTCAGATATAAATATTTAATAGGTAGTGATTTAGTATAAAGTTTTAGTGTATTTAATCCAGTTTTTCCAATTATTCTTTCTCGGGCCACAACTTGCTGGCCAACTGAATCAAATAAAGTAAGTGTATAGACCCCTTCGGTCTTTAGATTGAACTTGATTTGTTCACCATTTCCAATAGATGTTTCTTTAACAGAGAATATATCAGATGGAGCAGGTGGTGGGGTTGGGACTACATCTAATTTTCTACATCCCCATATTGAAATTAAAAATAATATCGTTAAAAGGTATCTCATTATTGTATTCTTATTTTAATAGTTTTACCATCTTTATTTACCGCTTCGTTTCCAGCAATAGAAACCAAACCTAAAGAGTTATCCAATTGTTGTTTTAATTTGAACGTAAGTTGATATTCGGTAGTACCATCTAATAATTCACCACCAGTATTAAGAGAACCTAAATTAATAAATGTTCCTCTATCATTTGCGAAGTTTATAGGTGAGCCTGTTGTTTTGTATTTTGTTGAAGATAACGTAATTAAAGAGTTATCATAATTTATTTGGAATTGAGTACCAACAATAGAATTTATATTTGGATTGAATTTAATAGTTGCAATTAAACTATCTCCAACTATTTGCGAGATAATATATGCAGTTGGTTCACCATTTACACTCATACTTCTTTCACCAAAGTTTGCTGACATTGTTGTTATACCATTTGAAGGTGGAGTTGCTGAGTGTGATAAGTTTACATCACCTTTCCAAGTTACTGCTAAATTGTATGTGTAATTTATTTTACCATCCAATAAACTGAATCCATACTCTTTACCTAAATAAGATGGAAAATCTTTCCAATTAGATTTACCAATAGTTGCATAAGTTGAATCTAAAACTATTTTCATTGTATTATCCAATGTGTAGTTATCCACTAAGTTTTTAGCACCTGTTAAGTTTTGTAATAATCTAAAACAATCCGCTTCATTGAATACACCATTATCATCAATATCCGCATTTTTGAATTGCATACCATAAGTGAATTGCGTTCCACTACCACCACCAAATATACCACCAGCTTCTGCCAATTCCTTAAATGCTAAATAAACATCCGATACAGTAACTATACTATTGTAAAGTGTTTTAAGTTGTACTGAATCATAATTTTGAAATTGGAATTTATGTTGTTTGTAAGTACCATTTTGTGCAAAAGAAATATTAGACATAAAAGCCCAATTATTATTTCCAGCATTTCTTATTGATGAATTAAATGCCGAAGTTCCATCGGTAACTTTTGTAAGTGTTGATGGAACAACATAATGTGCCCAATATGCAGATGTTTGTTGATATGTTACAGGCCCATCATAACAATCCAATATTTTAACTTTAGATATTGTTGATGGTTGTGTACTTCCAAATCTAGTTAAATCAATATAAAGAGTTGTAACACCATTTGAAATATTAACATAAGAAAATTCTGCTTGTCCAGTTGTTATGGTTGCTTTGTAGGATGATGGTTCGTTTACAAATTGATAACTCAATCCCCATGCTCCCCAACTATCTGATGTTACACCATTTTGTGTTGATGCTGGATAATCATTTAATCCCTCAACTATTTTAATGTAAACATCTTTTGTTTGTCCGGCAGTTATTACCCCAGCATGCACAGCTGCTTTTGGAATATATGAATCGTTTGTGTATATGTTTGTTCCCCAAATTGTACCACCTGTATTACCTGTTATGGTCATTTTGTATATCTTACCTATATCGGTTTCACTATATGCAGTCATATCATTTGCGGTTGCTATTGATATTGCAGATGAAAATAGTTTTGCAGTATCTAATTGTTCAGAAAGAGTTACTCTACCTAAACCATTTAATGTTTTATATGTATTTCCCGTCCATGCCGATGTGGAGTTGTTTCTTTTGAATATCGTTCCTAAAAATTTAGTTTCATCAATATTACCACCAAAGTTAAAATTAAATTGACCTACCAAATTTAAGTTAGGTCCATTTGTATTAATAACACTATTATTGTAGAATTCAGTAAAAGTTTGGTCATCAGGATTTGTCCATGTTCCATACTCAATTACATACGGATTATTATAGTTAGAATTCAAATCGTTCCATTGAGAACCACCCCATTTAGTTACCGCATAATCTTCGTTTCCACCCCAGTTATTTGGTTCACCACCTGCCCAATTGTTATAAACACCTTGCTGATTTGTTGTACCTATTCTTACGATAGTACCTTTTTCAGGTCCATCATCTATTCTCCAAGTTCCTTCGGTTATTGAATCCGTTAATGCAAACCATATGTTAGATTGTGGTACATTATTAAAAATAAATAAATCCTCATCTGAAGAAGTTATAGTTACCAAATACCCTCTTTGCCCTTTGAATGTTGTTGCAGCTGCGTTTATTTTAGATTGTGAATAAAACACACCGGTTGATATTGGTCTATAAAAGTGTCCATTTGTTGGAAGATAAAAATATCCAGTTGGGTTTACAGTTGCAGATACCGATATTTGAACATTACCTGCGGTACCTGTTGTGTTTACTTTTAGAGATGCTAATGCGTTGTTAATGTTAGCTTGAGTACCCGTAAAAGTTAAACGAGTTTTATTACCGGTCAAAGTATATCCAATGGATGCGGTAAGACCCGTTGTAGTTGTTATGTAAAACGTAGTTCCAGTTGGAGCAACAGGTAAACCAATAGCACATAGTAAAACATCAGTAGAATTAAATCCACTTAAACTAAAACCGCTTGCATTTTGTGCAGATGTGTTTACCGTAAACTCTTTAGGGTCTGGTGCATTTACCTGCTGACCAAACCCTAAAGATACAATTAAAGATAATAATAGTGTTAATAATATTCTCATTATTCAATTACAAGTTCTACTTTCTTTCCATTAGCATCTACCGCATCGGCTAACACAAAGAAGAATAAACCTGCAGTGTTGCTTAATGGAACTTTTGGATTAAATATTAATTTATATGGAGTACCAGTTTTGATTCTAGCTGTCTTTTGTTGGTCAATAGAACCAAATGTCAATCTACCATTATCCTTTGTTGAGAAGTTTGTGATAGTTGAACCAGAATCAAATATGATATTTTCCAAATCTAATTTTGTTGAATCGTAGTTCATAATAACTTGCAAACCTGCTAAACCTTCTTTAGTTAAGTTTGTGGTAAGAACTACTTTACCATTTTGTATTGTAGATGCTACACCCAATTTAACTTCTTCTAATACAGACTCATTATAAGAGTTACTCATATTAGATGTCATAGCCATAGTTTTAATTTCACCAATTGTTAAATCGTTTGATTTATTAGTAAAGATACCAGCTGCTATTCTTGATGCGATTGTATCAGGATGAGATGAATGTGACCAATCTAAGTCACCACCCCATGCGAATACAGCATCTACAGTTTGTGTAGGTTGTGTCACATAAACTCTATATTTTGAAGTACCATCTAACCAACTTTGATTTAATAAACCACTATGCCATCTCCAAGAAGTTGCGGTAGAAGTTGGAATGAAAGCGTTTGCTGATACATCAACTCCCATTACATGCGCAAATGAATAGTATGCATCTGCTTCAGTAAATACGGCATCGTTCTTAGTAATATTACCAACTTTCTTTTCTAAGTTTGGTCTTGTGAAGTAAGTAGTGTTACCACTTAAATCAGTTTGTGAAATACCTAAGAATGATTTATATGCATCAGATACAGTCACCACATTATTCATCCAAGTCTTAGATGATGCATTTGCTACAAATACGCCTAAACTATCACCAACTCTGATACCTGATGTAAATATTGCTTCACCACTACCATCTAATGCTCTTTGTGCAATAGGTTGTTGTGACCAATCTATATCACCAGTACCATCGGTTTTTAATCTCATTAATTGAACGTTATGGTCACCAATGTTATATCCAGAAGGGAATAGAACTCTTACTTTGAAATAAGAAGTATTACCAGTTACACCAGTTATTGTTGTTGGACCAGCTGTTGTTCTAATGAATGGAATATTTGCTCCACTAGCACTATCAGTTGCGTAAGATAGGTTTAACTTAAAAATACCAGCATAAGTGTTTTGGTCTTTAAGAATATACTTTTGAGTTGCCACTACACCATTTACGCTTTGGTCTACTCTTTGAACTGCAATCTGTCCAACATTCCAATCGTTGTTTACAGCATATCCCCAAGGTGTAGAGCCATATTGTGCATATAAAGATGTATCTGCGATGTTTGCAGCTGCAGTAAACTTATAGTTGTTCCAACTTGTGTAATAAGTTTGTGATTGATTACCCTGTGAGAAGGTTGTGGAAACATAAGTTAAAGCCTTATTATTGTAGTCATATCTTAACCAAAAATAACGTGGCTTAGTTGTTCCCTTATCTACCGTATAAGTTACAGTGATTGTATCCCCTACTCTATAAGGTCCTGCTGAAACTGATTGGTTGACAATTATTTGAGCTTTTGCTGCAAAGCTTATTAAAACTGCCGCTACTAAGGTTAATATTCTTTTCATATTATTTTGCTTTTCCACCGAATAGCTTAGTAATCAACTTATCCGATGCTTTTTTAAGTGCGTTAGATAATGAAGTTTGATTGAATTTACCACCCTGGTCTACAATAAGTGTGGACATTGATATTTCAGATGAAGATTCTTCAACTACAACTTCTTTTTCTTTTTTGCCATCTTTGTAAAGTATTCCCTGTAAACGAACAACCACTTCTTCTTCTCCTTTATGGAATACTGAAATGTTTGTCTTTGTAGATAGAACATCCAAATACACAATATTAACTTTTAATTTATATTGTGCATTTTCATTTAGGTCATATCCTTTTTCTTGAAGGAATTCCTCTAAGATATTTTTAACACCAAATGCCAAATTTCTATTGCCGGCTAGCTTACCAATTTTAACTTGGTTGTCTACACCTTCAACCCAAATGTGGTCTTCGGCTTGGTAATTAATGTTCGCAGGATTATCGGAAAACCTGCCATCAAAACGAATTGTTAGTTCGTGTGTAATTTTGTCAATTAGTTGTTCATTACCTGAGAAGGTTAAGAACACCATAAAAACTTGGAACAGGAATGCTAAACCTATGAAGGTAAGCACACCAGTAAGAAACGCTTTGAACAAAAACTCTTTTAAGTTCAAAACCTGAGATTTAATGTATTGCATGAGTATATCAGCTTATTATGTTAGTATAACAAGTTAGATAACACTTGCGGAAACCAATAAACGGAACAAATAGGAAATAACGTACTAAAGCAAAACAATTAGATACTAAAATGGGTATCTAAGCATAAATATTAGATACCCATTAATTACTAACTTTTTTAAGTAAAATTACTATAAATTTTTCAACTTATAGAGTGTAGAATATATTAATTTTTCAACATTATCAACTTCGTTCTGAATCCAGCTAGCTGATAATTCTTCTGATTTTCTATTAGTTTGTACAAATTTTAACAGGTCTTCAAAATAAGCGATGATGTTCTCAATAGATGCATCATTGTCAATTCCTTTTACTGCTTTGAATTCAATCAAACCAGCCATTCCTTGATAACCCTCTACCAAACCATCTATCATCCCTACAATACCATCGTAGTACCCTTCTAAAGCAAGATGCGGAGCTAATCCATTAGGAGATACCCTTAAATGGAATACGTGAGCCTGTGTACGGCTGTGTAATAACATTGAAGCTAAATCTGTCATAATATAATCCTTTATAGATTATAAATATTCTTCTTCCCAAAAATCGTTATTTGGAGATTTAATCATTCCGTGGTCTAAGTAATCGTTTAACATCTTTACCTGATGTTTTTTCATTTCGTTTACCACTTTTGTAATGTAGTGAGTCTTACAATCTGTCATTTCTCGGATTAGTAAATATAGGTGTTTCTTATTAAAATTTTCTATATACCTACTTCTACGGAATAATTCTAAAACAGCATCTGCAATTTGAATATCTCTTTTCTTTGTAAAAACTCTTGTCAAATTTTGGTCCCAATATTTTAACATTAATTCTTTGAATTCTACAAACTCATTTCCTTGTTCTACTTCTCTAAAATCATCTTCTGGATTCCAGCTTTCGGGCATTTCAGAAAGTAGTGCTGTTTTTTTGAAACGTTTGTAGTTGCTATTATTTTTTAGAATCAAATGGTTTTTAGCAACAATAGAAAAATAAGAGAATGCTTTACCCTTACCTTCTTGGAACATATGTATTTTTTCAATTAGTGTAGATACCACTTCCATTTGTACATCTTCCTTACTTACATCAAAATAAGAAAATTTGAAAGTATTAAGAATATTTTCTGCTAATTTCTCAAATGGATATTTTATACTTTCTTCGTAAATTTTATTTCTGATTTTTATATCGGTTGTTTTATTATATTCAATAATTGCTTTTTCAGTATCTATTGTAAAATAAACTCTGTCTTTCTTTTTTCTTGGCATGATTAGATTTCATTTTTGTAAGTTTCAATTGTGTTCTTTAATTCAGAGAACACAGCTCCAACTTCGTCATCTGATTCAAATGAACCTCTAATATCAATATCTCTCATCATTTGCAACATAGTTTCTAATTTTTCTTGAGTTTGTAATTGTTTATCTTCATAAACATTAATTACATCTTTTAATTGTTCATTTTGTTTTACAAAATTAATACCTCTGATAAGAAGTAATATATTGAATATTATTGAAGCTGGTAATAATATTATTAATAAAAAACCTATTAAATAATCCATAAATTTTTAGTTATTATACAAATATACAACAATTTTTTGATAATTCCAAATTTAAGCCTCAGCAATTGGATTACCAAAAAGGTTAAATGGAATATCCATTTCTGTATGTTCTTTTTGTGCTTTTTTTGCTAAATTGTGAAGTTTTTTAATTCTTCTTTGTACTTTCTTTTCTAACTTACCATAATCAATTACTTCCAATTCATTCAATTCTTCAATAAGAGAATCCAAAGTAATTTTAAGTGCAAGTATATTTTCTTGCTGATGTGTTAGTATTTCTGCTATTGTTTTTGCTTCCATATTATACATAGGAGCCTGAATATAAGGCTTGTAGGTTTTGTGTTAATTCGTAATCTAATTCTCTTTTATATTCGTGCCCAAAAGCCTTCTTAATAGATATATTTGTATAACCCATTGCCCCTGCCATTCTCATACATATTCTTTTATACTCCCAAATATCCAAATCATCAGGAACAGTAAACTCAATTTTAGAAGCTTCTCTATTTTCTTCGTTGGTAGTGATAAATATAAATCTTGCCATTTTTTTAGAGTTTAGATTAATTGCCAACCCTTTTCGAGATAGGAATCAATCTTTTTACTCTTAACAAATTCCATCTCACCATTTGGTCCCTGCAACATAACTCTTTCGTTGCGTCCAGGTTCTTTATCCTTTACAATAGTTTCTGAATAAGATCTTGATGGGTGTGTAATATCAATACCATCAATTGCATCTATTGCTCTTTGTACTAAAACACACTCTAACAACCCAACATCACCAAAAAACTCATCAGCGTTTTTCCAATCAGTTTTTTCTGCTTTGAATTCAACTTTTCCTAAATTATCAGTTTGTAAAACAATCCAAGGATAACGAATTGTTTTTCTAACTTTATTCTTTTTAATACTATCTTTTTCAAAGTAAACCAATGGTTTATCAGAAACTTGTAATATTTTAGGATTAATCAAATTTAATTCATCTTCTTTATTACCCAAACGAATTGTAATAATTCTTTTATCTATACCAACATCGGCACCATTAAATACAAATCCATCTAGGTTAGATATTAAAGATTTGTATTCATTATAATCATCTGTGCTTATAATAGATTCTTTAATTTTTTGTACTTTCATTTTGTTTATTTTTATATTCTTTTATTTTTTCGTTTATGAAATCTATTGAACGGTCATCTTCAGAATTAAATCCCATATAACCTATATAGTATTTTATGTTTTCAGGATTTTCTTCCAATTCTTTTTTTAGTTCTTCTAAATTTCTCAAATATTTTGTTATCTTTGTCATTATTCTAAATCACTTGGTTGGTTTCGGTAAATTCTATAACTATCTTCATCAAAGTGTTGTGTACTAACTTCAAAGATAGTTGCTCCATCAGTTAATGCGGTTAGTTGATGTGGTAATCCTTTTTTAATTTCAATCACATCACCTTTTTGGATTTGTGTGTAAAGTCTTTCACCATTTTCAGTATCTAGCCAATCAAACTGAAATGCTCCTTCTTGTACATACCACGTTTCATCTTTAATCATATGATAGTGCATTGAAAATTTATCACCACTATTATTGAACACTAATAACTTTCCACAATAATCTTTATCATTATGTATCCACAATTCATATCCCCATTTTTTTTCTACTCTTTTTGGGTGTTGTATTTTTACATCAAAATTTGCCATAATTAATTACTTAAAGGTGCTTTAATTGTTGGGTGGTGTTGATAACCTTCTAATATAAAATCATCAGGTGTAGCACAACATATACCATCTATTTTCACTTCGGTTTTTAGTGTTGGTAGTTCATATGGAGTTCGGCTTAGTTGTTCTTTAGCCTGCTCAATATGATTAGAGTATAAATGTACATCCCCTAAATTACCAATCAATTCATCAGGTATCATACCACATTCATTTGCTAATATATGAAGTAATAACCCATAAGAAGCAATATTAAAAGGTAATCCTAAGAATGTATCCACTGAACGTTGATTCCACATTAAGGAAAGATACTTACCTTCTCTAACGTAACATTGAAATCCATAATGACAAGGTGGTAAAACCATTTGGTCTAATTCACCTACATTCCAAGCAGATACCATCAATCTTCTACTATCTGGATTTTCTTTTATGGTTCTCACTAAATCATCTATTTGGTCAATTCTTCCATTCTTACCATCCCACTTTCTCCATTGTTTACCATAGATAGGTCCTAACTCACCATCAGTTCTTCCACTCTTAGCATAATCACCATCCCATATATGATTGTTATATTTGTGTAAGAAAGCAATATTAGTTTGGCCTGTTAAGAACCAAAGTAGTTCTGAACATACTTGCTTCCATGCTAATTTCTTCGTTGTTAATGCTGGAAACCCATTCTGCATATTGTGACGTATTTGCCATCCAAAAATAGATTTAGTACCTGTACCGGTTCTATCAGTTTTATCAACACCAAATCTGATAATGTGTTCTAATAATTCTTTATATTGTCTATCTATTTCGTTAGCCATAATTAGTTTATTATATCATCCAATCTTATATTATGTTCTTCCATTATATCCCAAAACTGCTCATATACCGCATCTAACAAATCTTCTTTAGATTCGTATTTGTCCAATTTCCATTCAAATCCTTTTTTAGTATTATGTGCAAATTGAAATAATGCAATAGCCATATCAGTTGCTTTAACTGCACGTTTATGTGCCAATATATCATCTGGTTCATTAAGGTCAAACTCTAGTATTCCTTTTGCCATCTTCTTTTGTTTTGAAAAATATAAATAATTTAGATTCTAAGTTATCCATTTGAGTCATTGCTATCCATTTACCTAATACACTACCTCCAATATAAAATGGTAGTACCCACATATCTCCTTTTAACAAACTATCCAATGAAAAATAAACTGAAGCAAGTGATACCAAATTAATCCAAACTGAATTAATAAGTAACCTATTTAGTTGATTCTCATAAGTAAATTTAATCTCCAATACCTTAAAGATATTGAACATTATTTGAAAGGTTAATATTGCTATGTAATTCATCATTTAATAAAAGGTAATATTGCTAATTCTTTTGCTTTTGCCTCAACCATAATATCAATATCTAATCCGTATGTTTCGGGTAATTGTTTTATGTAATCAGCGTGAGCCTGTGGTTTTGTTCCTTCTTTTGGTTCTGAGTAATGAACTTCTTGCGTAATTCCATCAGGCCAAGTTGTTGCGGCTAATTTAAGTGCTTCTTCTTCGGTTAATCCGCCTGTACAAAATGTGTGATGGTGATAATCAAACACAATTGGAATTTTAATCTTATTATGAATATACATCAAATCTAATACGGAATACATTGTAGCCTTGTCATCATTCTCAACCGTCAATCGGCTACGAACTGATTTAGATAAACGTTTGAAGTTGTTACAAAATCTATCCATTGCTGATTTCTTATCTCCGTAAACTCCGTTACAATGAATATTAATATTATTGAATGGTGTTTTAGATAATCCCATCATATCAAATATCTTACCATGCAATTCCAAATCTGCTATTGCGTTCTTAACAACTTCTTCATTTGGTGAAGTTAATACAACGAATGGACCAGGATGCGAATTAATACGCATGTTATGGAACTTAGCAAAATCACCTGCTTTCTTTAACTCACTCTTAATCTCTTTGTAATCTTTTAGTTGGGTTAAATCAATATGGTCACCCCAAGGTACGATAGCGGAAGATAATCTGAATAGTTTAATCCCATTCATTCTATTCCACTCTAATATTTTGATTATATCTTTTGCATTTGCTAATGCTAATTCAGATACATAATCCAATCCTTTAGTTTGAAAAGTCCTCTTAACCATAGCTCGGTTAGTAGTAACTTTTTTACCCATACTCATATTGATACAAGCATATCCTAAATTCATCATTTTAGTATTATTTGTTGTAATACAAATATACAAAAAATGTTTGGATTTACCAAATATTAATATGATTTACTTGAAAAATCGGTTGGATATTGTGAAGGTTTGATATGTTTTATCCAATAATTAACCGCATTTTGGTCATTTATCCAACTCTTACGGTCATTCCAATCAAAAGTTGCTCTAGCATAATAAGGTAGTGCATTTCGTATTTCCATTGCTCTATTAGGATGTGCAGTTACTTCATTTATTATACCATCTCCATCTGTATCAATTCCATCAACAGATCCATCCCCATCAATATCAATATATCTTGGAGAATAATCAGGTTCAAGTTTTAACAAATCAGCATCAGTTATTTCTTCACTAATTATCTCATTCGTTTCCACATTTGTTGTAGTGGAATTAATTTCGTTTTTTTTTACTTCTTCGTTGTATTGAGAAGCCGCTTCTTTTAATTCTTCGTTTGGAGCCGGTGGATTTTCTATATTATCAAAAAATGTTTTTTTATCATTTTCTGATAATTCCATTGGTTCATCATACAATCCCAATTCTTGGTCATTCTTCATCATCTCAACTAAAGCTTCTTTTTGCTTTTCTTTATCACCATATACTTCATAATCTTTACTCTCAATTTTTTCCATTATCTTTTCTTCTCTACGTTTCATAATCAAACCATTAAACGCAATAATCAATGCTACTGCCAATGGGTCAAATACTAATACGATAATAAGGATAAAGAATTTAACAACATCATTAAGTGGAACACCAAACGCATCTGCTACGAAACGGAATCCACCAACTTCTCTTTCTAATTCAATATTATTATTTTTAATTGAATTTATTGAATCTAAAGAAACATTATTTTGTTTTGTTAGTTCATCAATACGTTTGGATATAGAACTAATCTCTTTATCAGCATTACGAATCATTTGTGATACTCTTGCTGTTGATTTATCTTTATCAATTTGTTTAGATAAATTTGCCTCTTGTGAGTTACGAATGTTTTGTTGATTGTTTAATTGATTAGTATATCTTTCAATTTCCTTATCGTTCTTTTCAATTTGAGTTTGATATACTGCAATATCTCTTTCCACTTTTTGTAAGGAAAGATTTTGTTGTTGGAAGGCATTAGAAAGGTAACCAAAGATACCAGCCGATGTAATAAGCATTAAAGTTGCTACTGCTATCGTTAGATACCATTTATTAAATCCTTTAAGTGTATCCCATTCTTGCTTTAGATAAGTTGCGGCAACTAATTTTGCAGCCTCTAAAGAACCTGCCATTACCATTACTGATATAGATGCTCCTGCAAATAGAACACCCAATCCCGTTACGGAGAAGTAAGCTGCACAACCAGCAACAATAACTGCTGATAATCCAACCAATATTTTTAACCAATTCATTTTCTTATGATAAGTCTACTATATTTTGTGTCAACTCAACTAATCTTTCAATTTCTACTGTTAATTTTGTAGCCTCAGCAGGATTAGCTGGTCTTTCGCCTTTTAACATTTCAGAAATAACTTTTGCTCTCTTAGCAATTGCTTCTAAGTTTTCTTGAGCTCTCATTTTGTATTCAGGTTTCATAAAACTATTATTTGTTTCTATATAAATATTGATTAAAAATAAAAAGGGTGGATTTTGATACCCACCCTTTCGTTATTTTGATAGGATTAACCTATTGAAATTGTTCTTTTCTTAGGTTGTTCCTTTTCTCTTTTTGGTACTGTTAGTTCTAACACACCATCTTCGAACTTAGCTTTTAGCTTATCCAAATTGAAGATTTTTGTATCGGCTGTGAATGTTCTTTGGAATGAAGAACGTTTCACTTCTCTACGAAGGTATGTACCACCTTCTTTTTCTTCAACTTTGGTATTTTTTTCACCCTTCAATGTAATGATTGAATCTTCTACATCAATGGTTATTTGGTCTTTACTTAGACCAGGAATTTCCGCAATAATCTCAATACGGTCAGCGAAATCAACAATATCACATTTTGGATATGCCGAAGCTGCGAAAGGTGTGATACCTACTTCTTTTGATAATTCAGGAAAATTTTCAGAAAATACTCTATCTAAAAGAGTATCGAATGGCGAGAAAAACTCGTCCCTGTTAAATGGGGTAGGGAATCCCCTTTGAATTTGATTTTTCATTTTTTTACCTTTTTTAAGCGTTAAATCTAAATCCTCTTTTGAGCGATTTAGGGTTTGATATACCGGCCGGGTACTATCGTTATATAAATATAGCGTAAATTAAAATTTCACGCCATTTCTATATTCACTATTTTCAATTCGGCAACTCATATGGTCTGCCCAATGTAATAAGTAAGGTAATTCAGTCTTTAACTGAAAGTTCTCATCGTATGATACAAAATACTTTTTGTTTGATTCATTATATAATCCATCTGCTAACATAATACCTAACATTTCTTTTTGAGTAAAAGATATACCATAATGTTGCAATGTCCACAATGCTCTATGTGTTACATCCATATAATGAATATCAGGGTTTTGTTTGAATAAAGAACCTTGATTTTTACGATGCCAATCGCTCTCCTGCTCAACATAATAAGGTTTACCCAAATCACCCAACTTACCTAAGTCGTGATGTAATGCTGCAAACAATAATTCTTCTACTTCAAAATCAATGATACCACCATTCTCTTTGTATTGCTTCATCATTCCAATTGAATTCTTACATACATTCATAACATGGTCAATGTAACCACCAGTGTATGCTGAATGGAAATGCGCTTTACCACTTGCAGGTGCCATCAACAACTCCATTCCTAATTGGTCTTCGGAGTACATATACAATAATTTCTCTAATCTCTCAGGTTGATTAGCGAATGCTTTCTTTACGAAGGATATGAACTTATCGTAATTTTCCTTCAATTGTTTTTCAGTATAATTTCTCATAATTACAAATATACAAATTTATTCTTGATTTTCCAAATTTTCTTCAATATCCTCACCGCATAGGGCTGAATATAATACATCCAATTCTTCTTCACTACTACAAAATCCCAATCCATCCATATCACCAATCTCTATAAAAAATTGACCTTGCTTTATACCAATCTCTTTTAGGAGTAATTGCTCATCAGTTGAGTTTGATACCAACATAGGTGCGAATTCATCATCTCTATATTTTGGAATCGGAAGTGTATAATAGTAATGTCCACTTTGTTCGTTTCCATCTTCATCCATACCATCATCTGCATTTACTTTTCTCCAACCTTGTCTTTCAAAGGTTTTTTCAGTTATAGGAGTCATAGGTAATTTAACTTCTTTCTTTCTCATTATTCAATGACTATTTTTGTAAATAAAGTTTTATTTGAATTCCAATTGTATGCCTTAACAACCATAGTATCACCAATCATTTCTCTTATAGGAGATATTATAGTATTAATTTCACCATTAGTACCACTGTAGCTTGATTTATTTATTGTTGGTACTAACTCATCTTTACTAGCAATCATTGGTGGTAATTGTACTATTGTATATTGGCCTGTAAAATAATTTACATAAGCTTGTGTAATAGTTGCCGTAGTATCACCACGCCTCAACCACCAATACATATTACTTTCCCAAGCTACTAATTCAGCCGGTATTGGCTCTCTACCATTCACTTTTATTCTACCAACAACTCTATGTGATTGCGGAGTACCATTTACAACAATTTTAAGATGATACAATCCATTGGTATCTTTTGGTAAGGAACGTAATCCATCTCTTGTTAGTACCGAATCAATTGTGAATGTGTACTCTTTAATTGGCTCATAGTAATCTCTTTTCTCACAAGATACTAATACAAATAATAAAGCGATAGGGGTTAATAACTTTTTCATTATAGGAGTTTTTTAAGTATAGAATCCCAAGTTGGGTATTCGTTAAATTCTTTTGTTTCGTAAGACCATCCGAATCTTAATAGTTCACCTTTGAATTCACCAGCACCATTTGCGGTTCTATCATCAATAAGATAATCACCAATTAATAATCCTTTAAGGTGAGTGATTGCCATTTTCTTATGGAACAATCTACCAAAGTGTTCTTCAATCCAAAATCTTTTATCCATAGCCGCCATCGGATTACCCCAAGGTGCTGCGGTAGCGATATACAAATTATACTTTCCACTTTCTGCTAATTTCTTAATTGCTTCAACAGCTCCTTCAATTGGTTTAGGGTTTCTGAAAATACCCGGTATGTGGTCATACCTTCCTTTATAAGCTGTTTTTAGAAATTCATTCTTTGATATAGTTTCTTCAACGTGCCCATTGAAATCAACAAGCACACCATCCATATCAATCCATACTATTTTTTTATCATTCATAATTAATGTGTTGAATTAAGTTCGTAATTATATTCTTTAAGATATTCAACTTCTTTTTGGTGAGCTAGAGCTTTACCTCTAACAACTTCAACAATATAAAGTTCGTAAACATCTTTGTTAAATTTTTTCATATCTCTATAAAGAGCCCAATCTTTATCTTCCATTTTAGCTCTTGAACAATGTTTGTTAAAACGATTAACAACTGAATAATTTGTTCTTCTACCAATACAGGCCGTAATACCCAAATAACTTTTACCATTGAAGGTATTGAAAATTTCGTAAATAATGTGGTTACGGTCAGACCTTTTCTTTCTATTAAGCATATCTATCACTTTTATTACATAATAAAGATACGAAAAATATCTGATATTACCAAATAAAAAAAGGGGTATAACCTATTGAAAATCAACAAGTTATACCCTTTTTATAAGTAATTGAAAATCAATGAGTTATAAATCCTTCATTTTCAATCGTTTCTTCTTCATCTGGAAAGGGCTTAAAGTTAAAGTCCAATTCATAGGGGTTATTTTCACCTAATAAAATTTGTTCTTCTAATTCATATCTTTCAAGCACTCTTTTAACAATACCAGAACGAATACAATCATCCTTAGTAAATTCTATTTGATAAACACCTTTTAGTTTACCCAATCGTTTCCATACATCAAAGAATCCACTTTTTGTATAAGCTGGTGAGCCGTTAGTTCGGTACTTATCACATTGAGAAAGGTCACCTTCTATGATTAATTTAGTATCATCTGAAATACGAGTGATTAAAGTTTTTAATTGATGTGGTGATGCGTTTTGTGCTTCATCTAAAATTACATAACTCTTTTCAAAGTTTATACCTCTAAGGAAGTTTAATACTCTGAATTCAATTTTACCTTGTTCTATTAACTTTTTAGTTTCAACCGGTCCTATAATTTTGTGCATTATAAAAAGAGATGATTCATTATGTACGGCAATCTTCTCCATCAAATCGCCAGGCAAATGTCCTAACTTATCTTCGTTACCAACATCAACGGTTGGATTTATGATTATTAATTTTTCAATATGTGATAAACGATGTAATAATAACTCTAAACCTTTTTGAATTGATATGTATGTTTTTCCTGCTCCTGCTAAAGCATGTCCCATTATGATATTATGATTGGGGTGCTCAATTGCTTTGTAAAATCTTTTTTGATTAAATGTTTTGAATTTTATTTTCTTTATAACTTTTGGATAAGATAACTTATACTCTTTAACTACAACTTTTTCTACTTCTTCTTCGGAAACTCTTTTCTTAGCCATACCAATTGATTTTTTAGGTTTTTACTATCATAACTTTTGCTTTCGGTTTCCCTCTGGCCGCTTTTAATTTGAAGATTTTTATTTGATTATGTATATCTCTACACATTTCATATTTTTCTAATTTAATACAAAGATTAAGAAGCATTTCTAAAGCGGACATATAATCCTTCTGATATATCTTAGAAACTATATCAGATTCTTTGAAACGAAATAAAATAATGTGAGATTTTTTAGATTTAATTGCTGATGTTAATCGCTGAAATGTTTGGTGAAGAATCTCATCCCCATAATCGCTGAGATACTTATTAATAGCAGTGTTGGAACTATTAAGGTACTTCTGCCATGCAACATTTGGATTAACCATAGGCTACCTTTTATTACATATAAATATAACAAAACTTATCTATTAATTCATACCTCTTGGATTTCCAATATTTCCTATTTGTGTAGAGAATCCAAATCTTCTTGGACCGTTAGGATAGTTTGATTGTGCTTCAGTTGGTGTTGAGCCTATTGGATTTGTAGTTTGTGGTGTTTGTGTATTTAATGAAGATGAACCCGTTGCTGGTGTTGATGCTGGTTTTTTATTTTTCAAATCAACAATTTGTTTTTCTATATCAGCTTTTTTAACTTTTAATTCATCTATTTTTTCTTTTAATTTAGCCTTTGCTTCTTCTTTTCTTTTTTTACTTCCTATTAATGATAATAAACTAAGTGGGAAAAATACTACCAAACCTAAAGTTCTCCATAAATTTGTATTTCCAAAATTTTTAGAGTTTAATTCAGTTTCAGCTTGTTTAATTAAACCATTAACTTCTTTTAATTCTTTTTCTAAATTTTTAAGTTCAGTTTCATAATTTTCTAAACTTCTAGCTGCTTCAACTTCACTTTTAGCTTTAGCTTTTCCTGTTGTTGGGTCTACTTCTAATACAGTCCATGTTCCTAAAAGTTCTGCTTTGGTAACACCACCATTTTCAAAATCATTTGGATTGGGTGGTAATAAACAAGAATCAATATATTTAATCAATGATTCGTAATCAATTTCTCCTTTATCGTTTACAAATAAATTTTTGTTCATAAAAACCAAATCTATTTCTTCTGGTTTTTTATTATCTTCTACAATTTTTAATAATTCACTTATATCAATGTTTACGAAAAGTCTTATATCTAAAGCAGATTGTAAAAGATATGGATTTGATTCATCTATTGTTGCTAAAAAATCATTATAGAAAGGAACGGATGTGAAATATTTAGGCTCTTTATCATCTTTATTTTTTTTAACACCTAATATAAATCTAAATGAAGTTTCCGATATTGGGCTTATGTTTTTAATATCCGGATACTTAAATTGTATTCTATTAAGTTCCGGATATACACCATCAAGTATAATTTCATTTTTAATTACACTCGGTTTATAATTTCTTAGATTTGGATATTTGTTATCTAATTGTATTAATTTTCTATACTCCATAAGGATAAATATATCCCTATAAAATTCCTCTACTTAGCCCACTTATCTCTTTGTACTAACTGAGCGATAATTCCATAAACGGAAAGATCTTGGTAGGTATCTTGTACTGATTCACCTACTTCATCGGGCTGACCTAATACAACTAATTGTTTTAATCTCTGAACCTTATCGTTAATTCTAAACCATAATCCAGTTAGGGATAGCTTAACATCTTCTTTTGTTTGAAGGGAAGTTCCAACTGAAATGTTACCAGGTCCATAATTTCTTTGTTTCTTACAAAATGTTTCATACATTTCCGCTTGAATCTTTTTGAATTCTTGCATCATTTCTGGATATACTCTTTCACAATATTGGATAGCTGTTTCTTCTTGCATATAATTAATTTATATACAAAGATATGAATATTTCTTGGATTTTCCAAACAAAATCATGTTTATTTATTTTTTTGAAAAATTTTTCCACATTTTCAGCTTTTTTATCAGCTGTTAGCATATATATTTACGGACACTGGACACTGGGATACTTGAAGCAGTATAAATAAAAACTTAGACAATAACCAGGAAAGCAGGTCTAAATGTCTGAAAAACTCCCATCCTCATTTTTTAAGGAAACTTTGTAAATACGGCCTGTTGGGTCTGAATTCATCAATTCATCTCTTTTAGCTTCTGCATCGGATAAATTTTCAAATTCATCAATTGTATCGTTTGGATTTAATTTAAGAACCCAAATCTGTCTTTTTGCCCAATTTGGGTCACCTTGATTTGTATCAACTGGAATAAGCTGTTTATGAACGTAATACATTATTTTATTAATTTTTTGAATAGTACCTTTTTAATCCATACACTTTTTAGGCCGGCCCATTGATAATAACGATATTTCCACTTTTGATTAAGAAAGAAAAACGATACGAATCCAAACACCAATAAAAATAAATTCAATACTTTCGATATGGTGATTGGAGTCCACATATTATCTCCAACCCTCCTTGGTATGTCTATAAGAAGGTTTCATTAGACATAAATATAAAATAGGATTAGATTCCTATATTCTTCAACCTTTGTAATTCGGTTTGTATATGTTTATTGTAGGCGTTCCATTTTATATTATCCAACAACCAATTACGATAATAGCCCGGTATTTTACGAACTTCCACATCTTTGTACTTTCCAAAACTCATTTTAATAACAGGCCCTTGAGCGGCTAATGTATGTGGGTCTGGTTGTCCTTGTTTATGCAATCCTATTTCGTGAAGTGGAATTCCTGTTAATAACTTTTTACCTTCTCCGTATAATTTCCATAGTGGTTCTTCGTAATCAAAGTATAAATCTTCTACCTTTCCGAACTTTGGTACACTACCCACAAAATCAATTACAAGCCCATTTAGCTTCTCAGGATGGATACGAGTTACTCTACCCACAAACTGATACCACCAACTTAAAGATGCCGTAGGTCTTCCCGTAATGATACAATCTAACTGCGGATGGTCAAATCCTACCGAAAGAATAGTAACCTGAACAACTATTCTCAATTTGCCACTTTTGAAATCTGAAATAATCCTATCTCTGTCCGCATCTGGCATTCCGCTAAAGATTGCTTCACAACTTGGTAAGCGAGTGGACAATTCTTTTGCTTCATCAATAGAAGGTACGGCAATTAGAATAGATTTTCTTTCGGGTAATTCGGAAATCCTTTTAATTATCTTTCCACCAATATCTTGCTGCTTGTAAGCCCTCTTAATACTATCATCCGTATAATCCGCCTTATTAGAATTGTAAACTAAATCACCAGTTTCAAAATCGTATGATTCATATTTCAATGGTGACCAAAATCCCATATCACACATCTCCTTAATTTGGGCAACGTGAATAATATCTCTAAAGAAATTACCTTTTTTACTCTTTGAAGTAAGCATTACCAATTTTGAGAAAGGTTGGCCCCATTGGTCTAAGTTAGCTTGTAGTTTAAGTGGAGTTGCGGTTAATCCTAATACGTGAGTTATCTTAGCTGCCGTTAAAAATCTCCTTAACATACCATCCGGCTCCCTTGGAAAACGGTCACACTCATCTATAATCACTTTTCTGATACCTAATTCGTAAAATTTCCAAGCTATATTAACAATTGAACCAATTGTAGCATAAGTTACATCACCAATCTCCTTTTCATTCATAGATGCGGAGTAAATTGATGCTTTTCCGCCTAAATTGATGAATTTGTTGTAGTTTTGCTCCAATAATTCTTTTGAAGGCTGAATAACTAATATTTTCTCACCTAAACGATGAGCTATTTCAGCAATAACGATACTTTTACCAAATGCGGTAGGAGCAACAATGATAGAAGGGTGCGGCTTCTTACTTTGAAAGAATTCCACACCCTTTTTTACAGGTTCTATTTGATTCGGTCTTAATTCCATTTAATTATTTAAGATATTCCGGCCCATACACACCATATTGAGCAGTTCCATCAATAATGTTACCTCTAGCGTGCTTTGCTGGAGCTTTCCAAGTAGCTGCTTTCAACAAATCACCCTTTTTAATTGGTGAACCTTTCAAATCACCATCAACTCGGCTGATAAATCCCCAACAAGATGTACCATGCCATATTCTGATGAATTTTGTACCAATTTCAACCACTACCGGTTTGTATTGATTCGGCATATTGGCTTTTTCGTAATACTCTTTACGTTCTTTATCCAATTTTTCAATAAATTTAGCTACAATAGGGTTACTTTTTAGGTAATCTAAGGCTTTTTGGTCAGTTTGTCTCATATTTTTTAATTTTTATTGATTTTTTAATAAATTAAACGAAAATTTGTTACGAGCCCAATTTTTGCTCTCCTTCTTTTTCTTGTCAACAACGATTTTCTCACGAAATCTTCCATCGTAAGCTCCAGCTTTCACCATTTCTTGGCGTTTTAACTGATTTTCATACTTTTTCATACAAATACAATTTTTATTACTACCTAAAGGTAGTAAATTTTCCTGAAACTACCAAATTTTTTTATAAAACGTTGATTTTCAATTAGTTAAACCTTTAATTTTTCCTTAAAAATCCTATTTTTTGGTATTTTTACACATTTTTTGCTAAAATTGTTGAAACACTATTATAATATATTTCGGATTAATTAGACATACGAATTTTTTTTAATATTTTTTTGGAAAATTCAAAAACTTTCTATATATTTGTGAAAATTTTACCAAAGATTTGGGAGTTACGATAATGATGGGTTATAATATTATGTTACAGTATAGAACTAAAGCGGATAGTTTTGGAAAAAACAATATTCTTGCTACATATAACGTATTTACCTCAATTTTAGGTAAAGGAAAGGGTGTCAGATAAACTGAACACCCTTTTTTATTTGGTTACATATTAAACAAAAACAAATGCACATGAAAAAAGCAATGTTAATGATGTTGTTATTTATGACAACAGCGTTTATGGGGTTTGCGCAAATCACAACCTCAAACATTTCTGGTGTGGTTAAAAACCAGAAGGGAGAAACTATCCCTGGCGCTTCGATTCATGCAACACACAACCCAACTGGTACGAATTATTATTCAGTTACCAATAAGAGTGGTGTGTTTGTGATTCCAGCGGTTAGGGTTGGTGGACCTTACACAATCCACGCTTCATTCGTAGGATTTAAGAAAGGTGAACTTAAAGAAATTAATACATCTTTAGGTTTAACCGAAAACGTAGAATTTGTATTGGTTGAAGAAGCAGTACAATTGAAAGAAGTAGTTGTATCAGCAAACAAGTATGGTATTTTCTCAAAAGAAAAAACTGGTGCTGCACAACAATTCGGACGTAGAGAATTAACTACAATTCCGATTACAGGAGCTAGAACTATTGATGGTATCACAAAGTACAATCCATTTGGTAGTGGTAACTCTTTCGGAGCACAAGACTCTCGTTTGAATAACTTCACAATTGATGGTTCTCAATTCAATAACAATTTCGGTTTAGGTTCTTCCGCACAAGCGGGTGGTAGAACTGGTGCTTCAGCCATTTCATTAGATGCGATTGACCAATTGCAGGTGAACGTTGCACCATTTGATATTCGCCAAAGTGGTTTCACAGGCGCAGGTATCAATGCGGTAACTCGTTCCGGTTCAAATGAAATTGAAGGTAGTGTTTATCAAACTCAAAGAAACAATTCATCAACTTATGTTGGTGATAACGCAAGAGGAACTACCGTAACTGCGGCTAAGTTTGATGAGAAAGTACAAGGTTTTAGATTAGGTGCGCCAATTATCAAAAACAAATTATTCATTTTTGGTAACTACGAAAGTATAGAAAGAACTGAGCCGGGTACTAACTGGATTTCAGAAGGTTCACCATTGACGGGTACACAAATCAGTAGAGTAAAATATGCTGATATGAAAGCTCTTTCTGATTTTATGAAAGAGAAATTCAATTATGTGACTGGCCCTTGGGAAGGTTATTCTAACACAAATGCTTCTAAGAAGTTTTTGCTTAGAACTGACTGGAACATTAACGATAAGAACAAATTAACTGCTCGTTATGTTCACCATAATTCTGAAGCGGAGATTAATATTTCAAACTCTCAATCAGCAGGAGCTGGTAATAGAACTACTCAATTTAATGCAATGTCATTTAAGAACAGTGGTTATATTATTCAAGATAATACTCGTTCAGCAGTATTGGAATTGAACTCAAATTTATCTAGCACTTTATTTAACAACTTAATCGTTTCTTACGATAAGCAAATTGAAGATAGAGCTTATATGAGTCAAATGTTCCCAACTATTGATATTAGAGATGGTTCAGCAACTTATACTTCGGTAGGTTTTGACCCATTTACTCCATCAAATAAGTTGAACTATTGGACATTCAATGTAACAAACAACGTTACAAAATATTTGGAGAAACACACTTTAGTTGGTGGTTTTAACTTCCAAAAATATCAATCAAACAACTTATTCTACCCAGCTTCTAATGGTGTTTACATCTTTAATAGCTTGGCAGATTTCTACACTGCAGCTAATCAATCATTGGCAAATGGTGGTGCACCTTCAACATTTGTACCGGCTCGTTTCCAATTCCGTTATTCAGCTTTGACTGGCGCAGTTGAACCAATGCAAGTGTTGAAAACAAATCGTTTAGATTTATATGTTCAAGACGAATATAATGCAACTCAAAACCTTAAATTAACTTTTGGTTTAAGAGCAAACATTATTTCAATTGAAAACACAGCATTAGAAAACAAAGCAATTTCAGCTATGACTTTTGCTGGTGGTGAGAAGTGGAATACAAGTGTACTTCCTAAAAATCAATTGTTATTTGAACCTCGTTTCGGATTTAACTATGATGTAAAAGGTGAGAAGAAAACACAAATCAGAGGTGGTAGTGGTATCTTTACTGGTAGACCTCCATATGTGTTCCTTTCTAATCAAATTGGAAACAATGGTGTGTTGACAGGATTTATTGATGTGAGTGGTGCAGCAGCGGCACAATATGGTTTCACTGCAGACCCTAACAAATATTTCATTCCTTCAACTCCAACGTTACCATCAACATTTGATTTAGCATTAACTGACCCTAATTACAAAATGCCACAAGTTTGGAAATCAAACTTAGCAATTGACCAAAAATTACCTTGGTTTGGATTAGTAGCTAGTGCTGAATTTTTATACAACAAAACAATTAACGCAGTTCATTATTATAACGCTAACTTAGATGCACCTGTTGGTACATTAGGTGGTGTTGATGCAAGACCTCGTTACGCTGGTACTGATGCTGGTGTAAGAGTAAACGATAACGTATCAATGGCTGCGGTATTAACTAATAGAAATGGGGCTTATAATCGTTCAGCAACATTCAAATTAGAAAAACCAATCTCTAAAGGTTTTTGGGGTTATGTAGCTTATACGGCTGCAAAAGCTGAAGACTTTATGGATGCAGGTTCTATCGCAAGTGGTAGCTGGCAATCAGCATTATCTACAACTAACAACAATGATTTAGGATTATCAATTTCTTCAAACTTAGTAAGAAATCGTATTGTAGGTTTATTGGGTTATCGTTTAGATTATGGTAAGAAATATGGTGGAGCAACTACATTCACTTTAGGTTATGTAGGTTCTCAAAATAATCCATTCTCTTACATCGTAGCTGGTGACTTGAATGGTGATAGAGTATCTAACAATGAATTAGTATTCGTACCAAACAAAGGTTCTGATATTCGTTTCTCACCATTGACCGTAGGTAGTGGAGCAACAGCGGTAACTTATACTGAAGCTCAACAACAAGAGGCTTTTGATAAGTTCATCGCTCAAGACCCTTACCTATCAACTCGTAGAGGTCAATACGCTGAAAGAAACGCATTGGATTTACCAATGTTACATAGATTTGATTTATCTATCGCACAAGATGTATTTGTAAAGATTGGTGGAAAGAGAAATGCTTTCCAAATCAGAGCAGATATTCTTAACTTCGGAAATATGTTGAATAACAAATGGGGTGTTTCTCAAAGAGCAACTAACCCACAATTGTTGAACTTTGTAAGTAGAGATGCTAACAACGTTCCAACATATAGATTAGCAACTCAAAGAGATGCAAGCGGTACTTATTTGATTAAAGATACATATCAATTCAATTCTTCAGTATTTGATGTGTGGACAGCTCAGTTAGGTATTCGTTACACATTTGGCAAATAATCCTTATAAACAAACGAAATAATTGGGAGTAGAAATACTCCCTTTTATTTTGCCTTATCGTAAAAAAATCGTATATTTGTGTTATGAAAAAATTACTATTAATACTATTCGTATTCCTGTCCATTAACTCTTTTGGACAGATGGATAAAAAAGATTTGAAAGAGTATGTAAAAAGAATTACAGGTACATTCTCAACTTACGAACAACACAAAACTGATTCTACATTTGATGATGTTAGAGTTTATACAAAGTTAATTCGTAAAGATGTAAATGGTATCTATTGGGTTTATACTGAGCAAGGTGAAGCTAAAAACTATGTACCATATCGTCAAAGAGTTTATCAAATTGCATTGGTTGAAGATTATATTAAACTAAGAATATATTATCTAAATGATATTACAAAACATTCTTTCTTCAAACCAGAAACAATTAAGAATATTACACTTGCTGATATTAAATTAAAACCCGGTTGTGATTTGAATATAATTTCAAGAGGTGATGGAGTATATGGTGGACAAACTGATGATAAAAAATGTGTGGCAACTTTTAGAGGTTCTACTTATACAACAACTGATTTTCTAGTATATGAAGATGCTGTTCATAGTTGGGAAAGGGGATGGAATGATAAAGATATTCAAGTTTGGGGAAGTTCAAAAGGACATTACATTTATAAAAAGATTTCTAAGTGAGTAAGATAATAAATTTATTTGGCGGACCATCAATAGGTAAATCCACTCAAGCAGCAGGATTATATTATGAAATGAAAAAAGCAGGATACAATGTTGAGATGCCTTATGAGTTTCCTAAATTACAAGCATGGGAAAGAAATGTATATGCGGTTAAAGACCAATTTTATATTACGGCTAATCAACATCGTAACATTTCTCGTCTTTATGGACAGGTTGATTACATCATTGTTGATTCACCAATTCTATTTGGATTAATCTATAAGGATAGGTACAACGAAGAACCAGAATATCCTTCAATGTTTTATGGATATAAGTTTGATGAATTTATTGTTGATTTACACAAACAATATGATTCTCTTAATATAGTATTAGAAAGAGAACCATCAATGTATCAAGCTGATGGTAGATTCCAAAACTTAGAAGAAAGTATGGAGATTGATAGAGAAATTGTTTCTATGCTGGAAAGATATGAAGTTGAATATTTCAAAGTACCAATCAATAATGATACTGCTAATATTATAATATCTCTAATATAGAACAATATAAATAATAGGGTATCATAATATTTTAGGGGTGATAAATTGTGAATAGAAATTAAGTTAATACAATTATTGAAGATAATTATAATAACAATCGGCGCCCGTTTCTTTATAACGTTATAATTGATTAACTTAAAATAAAAGAAAATGCAAGCTATTGTAGATTTCGTATTCAATCTTCACTTCTTAGTAGGTGCAGCAGTTGGATACTTCGTACTCCCTTACTTAGTAAATTTTGTAAAGGGATTCCTTAAAAAGTAAATTAGAATTAAGCCCAAAGATTTACAAACACCCTCATAGAAATATGGGGGTTTTTTTATTTTTCATAATATATATTATAGAAACCTTGTGGTTAATCCTTTAGTGTTCTTAGAAACATTTGAGTTGAAATTAAAACCCTCAACGAATAAAGGCTTAAATAAACAAACAAAAACAAGACAATTATGTACACAAACATTACGCACACATGGTCTGCTATTAAAAGACCAGAAGCCTTCATTACGAAAGGTAAAAAAAGAATCAAACAATTTGATGGACAAGTATATCTCTCCGATGGAGATGAATACGAAATTGAATTATTCAATCCTACACAAGACGTAGTATTAGCAAAAATTAAAATTGATGGGGATTATATTGCCGGCGGTGGTATAGTTCTTAGAAGGGGTGAAAGAGTGTTTTTGGAACGCTTTTTGGACTCGCCTAACAAGTTTAAGTTCTCAACCTATGTAGTTAATGGAAACAATACAGAAGTTCAGGATGCGATTGTAAATAACGGATATGTAGAGATTGAGTTCTATTCAGAATACAAACCAACTTGGAATAGTGGATTCCTTACAACAGGAACAACCAATATGCACACCATTAATGGTAATCCGGTAAATTTTACCACTACATCATCGGGTGGAGCTACTTTTACATCATCTACATGTACCAATACATTCTATAATGTTAGTTTAACTTCTAATACAGTTGAAGGTCCAAACATTAGAGCATATTCGGATAAACAATTAAAATCCGTAAAAAGACATGTAGAAACAGGTACAACTGAAATGGGTAGTAATTCGGACCAAACATTCAAACATACAAACAAAACATTCAATTCGTTTTCGTTTTGGAATGTGGCTTGGCAAATTCTACCAACATCACAAAAACAATATACAGCAGAAGAAGTAGGTGTAAACTATTGTGGAAATTGTGGAGCTAAGAGAAAGAAATCATCTTTTAAGTTCTGCCCACACTGCGGAAATAAATTCTAATAAGTTATAATAAATCACAAGGTATTCAAAAGAAAAAGGGAGTGTAATAACTCCCTTTCTTTTTATAAGAAATTATATTAAAAGATTAATTAGGTTCTACTAAAACAGTAGCATCAGGTTGATTTTCAATTTGAGCCTTATTAACTGCCAACGCTGTATTCAAATTTTTCACCATTTTATGAAAAACAAAAGGAGCGGTATTTGGTATTGGTACAGTAACTTCTTTTACTTTTTCAAAACCTCTGGAAACAAACATATGTGCAGCTACACCAGTCACTTCGGAAAATAGTTCTACAACACCACGATCTTTGGCAAATTTTTCAATGAAATCTAACATTTCAAATGCAATACCATTACCTTTATGGTTTGGATGAACATAAACATATTTGATATTAGAATTAAATAATCCAACAAATCCTACTATTTGCTCATTTTTAAGATAAACAAAAACGTTGTAATTTTCAATTACCCATTCCCAAGATTCAATTTTAGAACCACTCTCCAACCAAAAGTTTTTTTGTTTAGGATTTATATCCGCCCTTTGTGGAATATCAGTAATTGCAGCTTGATAAATATCTCTAAGAGATTCGGCATCTGATAAAGTTGCTACTCTAATATTATTACTCATTTATAATTATTTTTTTATAAATATCTGATTAATAGATTTCTATATTATCCATTATAGGCTAATATTCTTTCAATCTTACCATCATCATTCCAATCTATTAGGTCTACAACTTTTAGAATGGTATCAGAAATATGTAAATCAAATTGTACAATTGTGGTAACATCCGCCTGTTTTATTTCGATATTATCAATCTTAAATTCGTTCACAAATAAATTTTCATTCATTTCTAAAACGGCTTGTTTCCCCTTCCATTCACCATTCCAATCCCTTAGATGGATGTTATCCGAATAGATTTCGTTCTCCAAACCTTTTACGTTTTTAGATGCGAATAGTTCAAAATATCTTTCTGCTTTAGGTATTAAGTTTTCCATATAGTCTTTTTTATAATTATATTGTATTCAAATAATGTACTAAAGATTCACCAAATAATTGCATATCTTCTAAGGTGTTTTTATAAACAATATCATCTATTGTCTCACCAGTGGCATCTTTTGAAACTTTTATATTATAAGTAATCTCACCCCATTCCGTATCAAATATACCCTCTCTGATTATTACCAATGTTACCGTATCTTTTCCGTTTTTATGCCGTGCTTGCAGAGCATAGTGTTGTTTACCCTCATCAGTTCTACCAATCTGCCAATCACCATACCATTGATTTTGTATCTTCTTAAAATTTTGTATTGTTAGCATTACATATATTCTTTTAATCTCTCCCCAAACGA